GAAGACCTGGCAAGAAAATAAAGGGCACTGCTTATGCGGTGTCCTTTTAGTTTTAAGGAGCAGCAGTGTCAAAGGAATGGGCAAGGCCTTTCTATACAAGCAAGGCTTGGAAGAAATGCAGACAGTCATATATCGACATTAGGAATGGAATTGATGGTGGAATGTGTGAGGAATGCCGCGAGGTTCCCGGGTACATTGTGCATCATAAGGTCCAGTTAACACCACAAAACATAAACAATGCGGACATATCTTTGTCTCATTCGAATCTAAAATACGTTTGCAAGCACTGTCACGATGTAATTCATGGATATTGCGAGCGAGAAAAGAAAAAATCACGTGTAAGATTCGATGAAAATGGGAATCCATACTCCCCCGGTACTTCACCATGATAAAGCGTCACGGAGACCGGTGCGTGGAGGTTTGTGCAGCTGAGTGGTCCGCGCATAGTTTTTTTGGAAAATCTGAAGATATACCAGAGTTTAAGCAAATTTGAGGGAGGCTTTACAATGGCTACAAAAATCACTCCAGCAAACCTTCGAAAAATGGAAAATAAAATTTTAGCAAAGGCAAAGAAGAGTGGATGCGAGGATGATTACTACTTCATCACTACATTTCAGCGATACAAAATACAACTAGGCATTCTTGAAGACCTAGAAAAGGCTATATCTGAGAGTGGAATGATGGTGGAGAAGTCCTACGTCAAAGGCAGAAAAAATTTATACATCAATCCAGCTGTCACAGAATACAACCGGACCACACAAGCAGCCAATAATACAGTGACCACCCTGATCAAGATTCTGCAGACCACAAGCCAAACAAAAGAAGAGGATGATGCGCTCGACGAATTCATGCGGTCATGACGTATCTAGAAGAGTACGGAACAGCAGTCCTGGATGGCAAGGAAGTAGCCGGAGAAAAGATACGCAGAGAATACGACAAGCTCTTGAACGACTTAGCGCATCAGCAAGGGCGATGGCACTTCGATGTGGATCTGGCCACCAGACCAATCAAATTTATAGAAACATTTTGCAAGCAATCGAAGGGAGCTCTCGGAGCTCCAATAAAATTAGATTTGTTCCAAAAAGCAATGCTACAAGCCGCATATGGATTTGTAGATGATGAGAGCTTGAGAAGATATCAAGAGATTCTAGATATCATAGGACGAAAGAATGGTAAGACTACGCTCCTATCTGGCTTATCGCTGTATGGAGAGACTTCTGATCATGAAGGATCGCCAGAGATATATTTTATCGCGACAGCGAAAGACCAAGCAAAAAAGGGATTTGATGAAGCAAACAACATGCGCATCCAATCACCGTTGCTTAAGAAAAAATTAAGAAAACGTCAATCGGATATATATTGTGACAAAAATCTAGGATTTATAACAGCATTAGCATCTGACACGAACCATCTAGATGGACTGAATGCTCACTACGGAATCATAGATGAGCTGGCTGCTATTAAAAACCGTGATATCTATGACCTGGTTAAACAGTCCATGTCAGCTAGAAGCCAGCCAATGCTGTGGGAAATAACAACAAACGGATTTGTTCGAAACAACATCTTCGACGCACAGTATGACTACGCTGCAGGAGTCATTGATGGAACGATTAAAGATGAGCGATTTCTGCCGATCATTTATGAGCTAGACAATCACAACGAATGGACAGATCCGGAGTGCTGGAGGAAAGCCAATCCAGGACTTGGAACGATTAAATCTTATGAGTTCCTAGAAAATTCAGTTAACAAGGCCATGCAAGATGACACATATCGACCAACAGTAATGGTCAAAGATATGAACATGAAGCAGAACAGCTCTCAAGCATGGTTGCCATTTGAAGTTATTGACAATCCAGAGACCTTCAATCTTGAAGAGATGGGATTCCGATACGGCATCGGTGGAATGGATGCTGCAGACTCTGTTGACCTGAACGCAGCAAAGATGATCTGCCGTAGAAGAGGAGATCCGAAGATATATGTGGCTCAGATGTATTGGATTCCTGAAAGGAAATTTAAAGAATCAAAAACCCGAAGAAACCCAGATGATGCTCCATACGAAATCTGGGAATCGCGTGGACTACTACAAATTTGTACCGGTGCAAAAGTGCAGAAACGCGTGTTCCTAGACTGGTTTAAAGAAATGAGAGACAAGTACGACATTTATCCAGAGTGGATCGGATACGATCCGTGGCACATTGACGACTCGCTTCTTCTGCAATTTCAAAACGAATTCGGAAAACAATGTATGATTCCAGTCAGACAGGGAGTAGCAACACTGTCAACCCCAATGAAGGATCTGGCAGCAGAATTCCAAGAAAAAAATATTAACTACAATAACAACCCAATTGATAAATGGTGCTGCACAAATACATATACCAAGAGGGATATCAATGGCAACATTCAGCCAGACAAGGGACAAACATCAACCAAGCGAATCGATGGGCTCGCGGCATTACTGGATGCATACGTCGTTTATGAGGACCACAAGGACGAGTTCGAGAGCATGATTTAAAGGAGCGGACATGGGAC